AGCTAAAACCGCAAGTGCTGGTGTTGGAACTTTAGTAGGTGCATTAAAACCTTTATTAGCTGCATTAGCAGTTGTTGGCACAGCAAGGTTTGTATTATTTCAAACAGCACAATTAGAAACCCAAACCAAAGCTTTAGAAAATTTGACAGGAAGTGCTGAAAAAGCACAAGCTATTGTTCAAGAAATAAAAGAATTTGGTGCTGTCACTCCATTTAAGTCATCTGAATTAATTGAAACTACAAAATTATTAAAAGCATTTGGTTTTGAGACTGAAAATGTTGTTGATATAACAAAAAGAGTTGCAGATATTGCTGGAACTGCTGGAGCAGATATAGATCGTGTTGCATTTGCGATAGGTAAAGTTCAAGCAAAAAATAAATTTATGCAAGAAGAAAACGTGATGCTATTAGAAAAAGGAGTAAATATTCAAAAAGAATTACAACAAGTGACAGGTCTTACAGGTGATGAGCTTGCAAAAGCTATGAGCAAGGGAGAAGTTGGTGCTAATAAATTTGTTGAAGCTTTAGTCATAGCCACAAGTGAAGGAGGGCAATTCTTTAAAGGTGCTGTAAATCAAAGTGGTACTTTAGCTGGTAAATTTAGCACTTTACAAGATGGTATTGAAACTTTGGCTCAAGTTGTAGGTGCAAGATTACAACCAGCATTAAAAAGTGCTTTAGATGTGGCAATTAATCTTGTAACAAGTGTAAATCAAGCTTTAGCTGCAACATCAATAACAGATGTAGATAAAAAAGCATTAAAGAAACAAGCTGAAACTGTTGTTAAAGAACAAACAACTTTTCTTGAAAGGGCTGCGGGTGGAATACCTGTTGTTGAAATTGAATTTATGGGGCAAATATTTAAAGGACAAGCATCCTCAGTTCAATCTCAAATAACAAATGCCTTAATAAATGCGGAAGTTGCAAAAAGGTTAAAAGAACAACTAGAAATTCAAAAAAAATTAGCAAATGCCACAAAAGAAACAACAGAACCAACAAAAGAAATAGCTGAAAAAACGAAAGAAACTGTTACAACAATAGAATCGCAAGTTACTATTAATGATTTATTTAATTCTTCTTTAGATCAAACAAGTTTTTTAATTAATGATGCTGCTTTAGGTTCTAATAAATTTGCTGATGCTCTTGTAAATGTAAAAAGTGAAGCGGATCAACTAAAAGAAAAGTTTATGGAGATTGGTCAAGGAATCGAGCAAGGTATTGTTTCTAACCTTACTGATGCTGTAATGGGTACACAGACACTTGCACAGGCAGCAATAAATGTACTTAATCAACTTAAAAGAAAACTTGTAGAGGTTGCGATTCAAAGGGCTGTTTCTGGAATAGGTAACTTTATTGGTAGTGGATTAGGTAGCATATTCGGTGGAGGGGGTTCTACAAATCAATTTATCGGCAGAGCTTCAGCAAATGCTTTTAGAGCAAGAGCAAATGGTGGCCCTGTTTCTGCTGGCGGTGCTTTTGTTGTTGGTGAGAAAGGCCCAGAATTATTGCAGATGGGTTCAAGAGGTGGCAATATTATTCCAAATAACAAACTTGGAGGAGGTACAACTAATATTGTGAATGTTTCCGTTGATGCGTCTGGTTCCTCTGTTCAAGGTAATGATGCAGAGGGTCAAGCACTTGGACAACTAATAGCTTCTGTGGTACAAACAACAATAGTTCAAGAACAAAGAGCAGGGGGGTTATTAAATAGATAATGGCAACTTTTCCATCAATACAGCCCACTTATGGGATGAGAAAACAAAGCACACCAAAAGTTAAAGTTTCAAGACTTGGGGATGGCTATGAATTTAGAGCTTTATATGGTCTTCCGTTTTCTCAAGATCCAAAAGTATATGATTTAACTTTTGTAGTCTCTGAAGAGCAGTCAGATGTTATAGAGGCATTTTTAAGAAGTCGTGTAAACGATCAGGCAAGTTTTACGTTTACTCCTCCAGCAGAAGGATTTACAAAAACAGGTACATATTCACAAAGCGGAACAACTGTTACTATTAGTATCACCTCGCATGGAGTTGCAATAGGTGATGTTTTAACTATTGACTATACTTCGGGTTCTGCAACAGATGGCACTTTTGCGGTTGCTTCAGTAACTAGTGATGATGCTTTTACTGTAACGGCTGCTGCTAGTGCAACAAACTCAGGAAATGTTTCAATAACCCTTTCTGGTGAAGGAAAGTTTGTTTGTGATTCTTGGTCTAAACAAATTCCTTACAATAATAGAGCCGTTATCACTACAACATTTAGAGAGGTATTTGAACCATAAATGGCTAATCCTGTTCCTGAGTTACAACAACTAACAAATAAATCAATTATTGAATTATTTTCTGTTGAATTAAAACCTGATGTTCATTATACAAAGGTAGCAAAAACAGCTACATATTCTCAAAGTGGCACTACCATAACCATTACATTAAACAGTCATGGCTTTTCAACTGGTTTGATTTTGAGTCTTGATTTTACGTCTGGTAATGCCACAGATGGAATTTATACCATTCAGACAGTTGCAGATGCAAATACTTTTACAGTCACAGCGTTAACTTCACAGTCCACAAGTGGTAATGTTTCTTTTAATGTAAATTCCACAATCACAGAACCTACTGTTTATCTTTTTCATGCTGGAAATAATATGAAAGATAGTCAAGATATTGTGTGGCAATCTAATACATATACTAGGATGCCTTGTGAGGCAAAAGGTTTTAAATATTCTGGAGAGGGAAAATTACCAAGACCTACTTTGACTTTTTCAAATCTTCTTGGAACAATAACCTCCATACTTTTATTAGTAAATCAAACAACACCTTTTTCTGATTTATCGGCTGCAAAAGTTACACGCAGACGTACATTAGCAAGATTTTTAGATGAAGAAAACTTTCCATCAAATATAAATCCATATAAAGTGGGTTCAGTAGATCCTACTGCTGAAATGCCAAAAGAAATTTATTTTATAGAAAGAAAAATTACAGAGAATAGGGATATTGTACAATTTGAATTAATAAGTACTTTTGATTTGGCTGGTATTGGCGCACCCAAAAAACTTGTTACAAGGGCAGATTTCATTGGTGTCGGTACTTTCGTTAATGGTTAGTTATGAGTTGGAGAACTAAAGCTGTTAAATATGCAAAGGAACAAGCACCAAAAGAAGCTTGTGGTTTATTAGCAATAATTAATGGCGAAGAAACTTTCTGGCCTTGTAAAAATTTAGCAGAAACAACCCATGAATTTTTTATGTTAGACCCAGAAGATTGGGCTGAATGTGAAGATACAGGAGAAATATTAGGAGTTATTCATAGTCATCCTCAAGGGCCAGCGGTTGCTTCAGACGCAGATAAAGCATCTTGTGAGCATATTGGATTTCCTTATTATATTTACAGTTTAAAAACTGATGATTGGTTAACCTTAAAACCAAAAGATTGGAAAAATCCTTCTTTAATTGGACGTAAGTTTATATGGGGAAAATATGATTGTTGGTCTGTAGTGACAGATTGGTTTAAAGAAACAAAAAATATTAATATAAAATATTGGCCTAGACCAAAAACATTAAAAGAATTTGCTGA